TGCAATATATTTATTAACTATCTCTGTAAACTTCCTAAATGCTGGTGCTAGTAAGTTAAGTAATAACGTTATGATTGCAATTATTGGTGGTGCTAAATCAGCAAACAACTGCCCAATAGCACTTACAAATGGTGCAACTGTTTTTATTGCAGAAATTAATGACGGGCCGATTTCTTGTACTACATCAATAATTACTGGTAGCAACTGTTCAACAATAGGTAAAAGTTCTGCACCAAGTGTTGCTTTTAATTCTTTTATCTTTGCTTGTGCTTGTTTAGATTTAGTAGCAAAACTTTCTTGTTCTGCATTTAAGTAACCTTGTGTAACTGCTGATTTTCTTGTAATCAGTTCTAATGTTGCTTGTGCTTTCTCTTGTTTTGTTAATTCACTAGCAGCAGTTTTCCCGGTCATAGCAAATGCCTGTGTTTGTACTTCTGCTTCGCTTATAGCAATACCATAGGTTTTAAGACTTTCACGTTCACCTAATAACGCTTTAGTCATAGCTTCAAGAACTGGTTGTGTTCCACCTTGTACGTTGTTAAATGCTGCTACATCACCTGCTAATACAGATAAGTCCTTTGAGAAATTAACACTAGCTTCTGCTGACATATCAATACCTTGCAGAACCATACCTGTTGTTTTAAGTAGATCTTGTAATTCAAATTCAGCTAATCCAGCTTTTTTACTAAAGTCTTCAATAAATGTACCGAACTCTGGTATTGCTTCACCAAATGTAGCTTGAAACGCTGCTTCAGCTTCTTTAGCTTCTGAAGCCAAATCAACCATTTCTTTGCCAACAGTTCCTGCTGCAACACCAATAGCACCTAATCCAAATGCAGCTGCTTTACCAATCTTACTTGCAGCACTTCCTAACCCTTGTAATGCTTTTTGTCCTTTTGTTAATGATTTAACAAACTGATCTGTTTTACCTACTATTGCTATTGATACTTTTTTCTCAAATGCCATTATTTAATCGCCTTTACTAATGCGTCATACATTTTGTCGTTATATGTTTCTAGTATTTGTTTTTGGTTTCTACTTATCGTTCTACCTACAACATAGCCCTCTTTACCGAACTTAGTAAATGTACTATCACCTCTACTTTTCGGGCCACCAATCCATTTTCTATATGGAAACTTAGCACCCGGTCTTGAGTGTGGTAACCTACCTACTTCTGATTGTGTAATTGCACGTGGTTTTGAACTACCTTTAACTGGTACATATTGAAACCTACGACCAAATTCCATTGATAAAGAAGTTGGGTATCTATCATTTGATTTAATGTTTATCTTTGCTTCAGTTCGTGTTCCACTTGCTGTAAAACCCATAGCTGACTTACTAGCTTTTGGTACTGGTTGCCTACGTGCTAAAACACGGCTATCTTTTAGTTGTTCTTTAGCTATTTCTCTATGAAACTTTGATAATGTTTTAAGAACATCTTTTTTACCATACTGTTTTAATTCCTTAACAATTTCCCTAACTTCGCTGTTGTCTATTGCTAAATCGGTTTTCTTTACTGTTCTTGCCATATCACTTATCGTATTTCTTGTTTATAACCCTTACTAATGCGTCAAACATTTCCATATCAAGTTCTTCTATTTCTTGTGGATTTATTCCTGTTTCTATTGCTATTGCAGCAATTAAGTCAATAAACCCTGTTACGCTTTTAAATTATCACTTGATCCAGTAATGTCTAGTTCTTCTACTAAACCAATCCAAGTATCGTAATCTTCTGTAACGCCATTTCTTTTTGCACCAAGCCAAGCCAAATACAACAACCACTCATAGCGTTGTTCTTCATTTAGCTTGGATATTGGTATATTAAATTTGCGTTCAAACTTTACAATATCAGCTGGTTTAATATTTACTTCGTACTTCGTGCCGTCTGCCATTATGACGACCATATTACCCATTACGAAGTCGCCCTAGTAATTGTTCCAGAAGTTGGGAACGCAACGGACATTGTAGCAAGTTCACCAACTGCGTTAGCTACTGGTATGTGTTGATTTACAAGCACATTTCCAGAATAGCTTGGGTTAGTTGAACTAACTGCACTACTTGTTGGTTTTACAACAAATGCTGTTGTAGATCCAAGTAATGGGAACAATGTAGCGTCCACTTCTGAAGCTGCGAAATCCTGTTGGAACTCAATAGATAGTGTTCCGTCCTTTAAACCACCAGTTCTGGATTGAAATGTATCACCCATAGCTGTTGTAACGATTTCATCAGCTGTAATATCTAATGTAACACTTGAAACGTGGTCTGATAGATCAACGCTGTTCAAGGTAACACTAGCGTCTGTTAAAACAAATTTTGCCAATGTAAACTCCTTTCAAACTTAATTTTATAGTTTAGTAAAGAAGTTAAGTTGTGTGTGTTATTCTATGCCGATTGTTGCGTGTATAGAAAAACTTGGATTAGTTCCAGATATTGTGTAGTTTAGTCGCCAATACTGATCTGTTATTGCACCTGCAACACTTTGAAAGTCTGAACCTATTGCTGTAATTCCTGTAAAAGTAATTCTATCTGTTGGACTTGTAAAACTTGAATTATCATCTGATTGCAATTTAAAAGTTACTGTTGGTGTTGAAGTACCACTTACACCGTAACAATGTATGCCTACATAACATTTTTCTGTTGAACCAACTGCACCTAATTGTACCCCAGTAGAGTTACCAGTTGCAGTTAAATTACCATCTACTTGAACTTTACCTTGTACTACAACATCGCTTGATTGAGATTTTGAAATACTAAATGGTGCTATCTCGCCAACTGTACCAAACATTTGATAACTAAATAATCTTGACTTTGTAAAGTAAGCAGTATTGCCTACACCTGCGTCTGGAACTGTTGTAACTAATAATTCGTTACCTACTGAAGCACCAAGTAAAGCGTCTGGTTTATTTGCACCAGCTTCATAAAAACCGTCTAGTTGTAATGTACTATCTTTAAGTCCACCTAGTTTAGATCTAAAGCCACCACTATTTATGGTTGTAGCGTCTAATTCTTCAGCGTTAATCTCTAGATTTACGCTTGTGATGTTATCTGATAAATCGTAGCCACCACTAAATACTTTACCGTCATTAAATACAAATTTAGCCATCTACTTCTTCCCACGCTTCGTTAACATTTGGTGTGCTTTTATCATCTTTTACAAAAGTGCCGTCTTTTTTTCTAGCACGTCTTTTTTTAATAGTAGTGGGTTCTATGTGTCCACCTTTCATTAATGACTTAGCCACATCTTCGTCATCAATAGTTATAGTTTGACCTTTTACTTTGTCCATAACCTTTTTATTACCTATTATTTTATATTTAGCCATTATTGACCACCTTTACAATTACCGGGACAAGATCCACAACAATCCATTAACTACTTCCTTTCGTATAAACCTCTATTGTTAAGTTAGCACCTACACCATCTATGCCGTTTAAATTAACGTCTGCTGCGTAGTTGCTCACGTTTACAACTCTTGCGTCTGTATCGCTAAGTCCTAAAGTTCTATTATTAAATATAACTTGTCTTACGCTTGATGAGCCACTTCCTGTAATAAAAGCGTCTAGTTTATCTTGTGCTGTTCTACTATCTGCACGTTGTACAGCAACTAACATATCAAATGTATATAGATCAGTTCCCCTTTGCATAGCTAAATCAAACTCTATTTCTGTTGGTATAAAGATAGCAACCGGGAAGTTTATTGCATTATCTGGGACTGTATCGTAACAACGAAGTCCACTTATGTTGCCAACAGTTGTTTTTAAACCGTCTCTAATCTCGGCAAGTGTAGCCATTAAGAAACACCTAGAACTGTGCCTTTACGAAATGGTGCTATTAATCGTGTTATTTCCCTGTTTTGTTGAATATTGACTACGCCAAAATCACCAACACCAGCAACTCCTAGTGGTGCGTTTCGCATAGCAAATAGTTCACTAGCTAACATTAATGTAGCTTGTTTGATCTGTGCTGGGACACTTTCATAACCCCATTTTGCAGTTATTTCTGCACGTGGTCGGTTACTTGAAAAATCTAGTGGCCACTCGTGGTTGCCATCACTAATTAATTCTATTATATAAAATGGATTACCTTGTATTCCACCTACAACACCATTGATTGGTAATACTTGATAATCAGAACTTGATACTGTTTTTTCGTATGTACCATCATCATCATCATCATACTTAACAACTAACCCGGTGGTTGTTGAAATGTCATCTACACGTAATCTGTATAAATCATTTGTAAAAAACTTTCGTGCAGATGTAGATCCATCTGCGTAAAACTGTCTGCCACAAAATGCGTCTATTTGTCGCGAAGCTGCATTTACTGCGTCATCAATTAAAGTATCATCTGCCGTATCGCTTGTTGGTATTCCGACAAACGTTTTTAATTCGTTCTGAGTACAGTAGCCATTTGTAATTGCCATAAGATATTATCTACCTTTCTTCCGGCTTTTACCTTTGCCACCTTTCATTTTTTTACCGTAACCTTTACCTTTTGGCATTGTTACTTTTTCTTCTCTACTTTTTTTTCAGCTTTAGGTTTTGCAGTTTTAGTTTCAACTTTACCACCAGCTGCTTTAATTGCTTTTTTAACTTCTTCAGCACGTTTTGCCTTTCCATAGACTTCGTAATGCTTTAATTCTTTTTTTAATGCTTCTATTAATTCTTTATCTTTTGCCATAATACTTTCCTAAATGGTCTGGTGTGTTAGTTGCCCAACACACCATAACCATAATTTATTTAAAAGGTAGGTGCAATAAGACCTGTTCCGGTTATTGCTGAGATACCTTTTGGATAACGTCCAGAAGCAAAAGCAACGTAACCATAAACAACCATTTTAGTTGTTAAGCTACCTGCGTTTGTTTCTTCAAATTTAAGTTGGAACAAATTATCTTCAAACATAATGTGATCATCAACTTTTGCTATATAAATAGCGTCTTCAGTACCAGCGCCTAAATCAGTTCTAATGTTAGCGTCTGTGATTACTGGTAATCCTAGAACACTACCTACAACTTGACCATAAGCTGCTGCTTCCCCAACACCTGCTGCGTTGTCTGGGTTGTTACCAGCTGGTAATACTAATGGACGGTTTGAACTGTCCACACCTGCTGTTAAGAAACCCCAACGTCTTGGGTGCATAAGGATTGCAGTAGCTGGTGCAAATCTATTTGAATTGATTTCCTGTACTGCGTCTGCAAGTTTTGGATATAATTCAGCAACTGTTGGACTTGCGTCTGTATAAGTTGTTGTATTAATACCAGAAACTTGTGATATACCTTTTGGTTGCCCAGAACTTCCAGAACCGTTAATCATAAGGTTATCTAGTTTTGTGTAATAAGCTGCAACTAAGTCTTGGAAAATAATGTTTTCCAATGAGAAACCCGGTTGTCCACCTCTTTCAAGTGCTTGTCTTGAAACGTCTTGTTGACCTGCAATAGTATCAACATTAACTGTTAATAAGGTGTCGTCCATATTTGTTTCTTGAACAGCTGAGTTTTCACTAGCTTGTTCTGCTGCTGCTGATCCAGTTGTTATTCTGGATATTTCAATTTTGTTACCGAACGCTGGTAAGTCCTTTTTAGGAACAGCGTTATAAAATGGTGAACCTGCTCTTGCGATAGGTGCGTACTCATCTACTAAGTATTGAGGTACAACTAATCCTGTAAAAGCACCAGTTCCAACATCTCTAGCTTCAAAATCTTGGTGCTTGTTAAGTCTTTCTTGTGCTTTAAAGTCGCCACTTCTAGCTGCCCAAGCGTCAGATATGAAAGAGTGATCCCCACCGTTTCTATATAAATCTGGCTCGTTTACTTCTACAACAGCTTCTTTATCGCCTAAGTCTTCGTCCTCAACACCAAGTGCATTTCTGCTTTCTTTAACTGCTTTCAAAGTTTCAGCTGCTTCTCTTGCTTCTTCAATCTTTTCGTTCATATCTTTGATTTCAGCGTGAAGTTCGTTTGATCTAGCAAATTTGCCGTCAAATTCTTCCCCAGCTTCCATTTCATCAAGTTCTGAAACAAGACCATCAAGTTCAGCTACTTTAGCTTCTCTAGCTTCAATTAATTTTTTCAATTTAATTTCCTTGTTGTTATATTCTTATACTTCTGCGTAGAGTGTGGTAGTTAAGTGTGATACACGGCTATAACCACGGCTATACGTCTTTAGCGAATACCGTCCCTTTCAAGTTTCATTTTTAATAAATCCACTTTAGGATTGCTTCGCTTTTTATCAACGTTATCACTATCTGCGACTTGGTTAATAAAACTTTCTAATATTTCAGTTGCTTGTTCGCCACTTCTAGCTTCAACTAATTCTTTGTGCAAGTTCTCTATATCTATGCCACGAAGTTTTGCACCTGCCCACGGATTAGCTGGATATGTTACAACTGATACGTCAAATAATCGTGCTTCGTTTACTTCTCTATTTTCACCATTATTATCAAAATTGTCTTTAATAGCTGCAAAAGCAAATGACATTTCATTTAAGTCGCCACGTTTCATAGCACTTGATACTTCTGCAACGGTTGGGTTGCTTGGATCTAATTCAGCTCGTACAAATAAACCATAGTCATCTTCTTCAAGTTGTAATGTACCAGATGAAGTTCTAGCCAACGGAATACCGTCGTGATTAACTAAAAATCTTACGTCATCTTGTTCTTTTAATGTTTTCTTAAACGCACCCTGTTTTATTGTTTCGTTATATTGTCCCCTGCTGTCCCTTACACCATAAGGTTTATCAAATACAGAAGCGTAACCTGTAAACAACAATGTATCGTTATCGTTACTATTGCGTTCTTCTACTGCACTAAATGTAAAACTTCTATTTTCAGTTTGCTTATCCATTTCTTTAAGAATAGTGTTACGTTTTTGTGTTTCTAGTGTTTGTGATATAGCAACTGGTCTATCAAACACGTCTAAGTGTTGTGTACTCATTTTTTCTTCCTTTTTACTGTATCGTGGGTGTTCTGTTGGTAGCAGATCATTGTCTGATCTGTACTTTGGATTTTGTGGTCTATCGTTTTTTAGTAAGTAACTAAATGCACGTAACCTAGCTAGTCCCCACGCTTGACGACTAACACCCGGTCTATGACTTGTTGAATATGCACCAAATCCACGTCTAACAACTGCCTTTGCAATTCCCATTTTTAATTTACGCCAATCTGCCATACCCTCAACATCTTCATTATGTTTTTCTATTCTTCCCCTAATAGATTTTTGTGTACTTTCGCTAAAATCAATACCACCTTTTTTACCACTTGCAGAACCTTTTGGATTTTTCTTACTGCCTTGCACTTGGTCTTTTTTAGGTGCTGGTGTAGAACTGTCACTTTCTTTTTGTCTTGGTTCTAGTTTTCCCTCACTAACAAGTTGTGCAATCTTTCTATCTGCCCAATCTGCTGCACCCATTGGTTTTGTCCACGGATTAGAACCCCATAGTAAAAATGCTACATCTGAAGCTCTCCAAGTATCTGGATCATTTGGATTTGTTTTTTCTCTGTCCAAATCACTAAGGTGTCTTTTATGCCACGCTGCTATTTTTACAATCTTGTCTATACTTAATTGTTCACACCTAGACATAATACGCGCTTGTCTAATTGTTTCATCAACTAAACCGTCCCCTGCCTTATTAAGATTATCTAAACCACGTTCTGCGTTTTCTTGCATAAATTTAGGTGGTGTTCTATCTACTTGTCTTTGTTCGCTGTTATAACTTACAAGTGTTGTATCATCATCATCTTTATGTTTCATACCAGTTATATCTTCGTAATCTTTCATATTGTCGCACGGCATATAATACGTCTTGCCGTCAATCTCGTGTGTGTGTGATCCTACGCAACCAATTTGTTTTGCTTTTTCTTCAGCTTCTTCTTTTGTTTCGTATATATCTTGACTTGCGTCTGCTTGTCTTTCGCTTTCTGCTTCTGCAATATTTAATGCTGTTATCTGGTCTTTTGCTTTTTCTTCTGTTTCGTGGCAACCCATAATAAAATTGTCATCATCTTTTACTACTGCAAAACCGTTGCAATCTTCAGCTTCCGTAGAAATTGAATATGGCATTATTCTTGTGGTAGTTCGTTTGTAGGATCGTGTTCGTCTATGCCTTGTGGTTGTAGCGTTGGAT